ATCGACCAACATAAGGTCGAGTTCTTCCGTTTTAATAACAAGCATCTGAATAAGCCGGTCATCGGCTTCCCAATCAAATCGGCGTTCATTTCGATTACGCAAACATACCATCCATTCACCACGATAATCTGGATCAATAACACCCACGGTGTTATTCAAAGACAGGCCTTTTTTAGCGCCTTTGCCTGAACGTGGTAACAACAACGCAACGTGGCCTTGAGGAACGGCGGCTTTAAAACCCAGTCCTGCGAAGACACCGATGGGATTACTCCCAAACAATGTTCCACCTTCTGGCATATACAAGTCATACGCGGCCGCACCGTTTGATGTTTTAACAGGCATCTTAAAGTTGTCGTGTACTGGTTTGATATTCATTTCGGCACTCCTTTATTTAATTGCATACCATGTACGGAATTGTACATGACACAGGGTTAAATACTTATGGCTGATATTGAAGAACAGTATGATTCAGAGATGGATACTAAACCACTTACTGAGTGGAAGAACGAGCCAACACTCCGAGATTTAAAGTCTGATCTTAACGAAGCTCAGCCAGAACACGATACTCAGGTTTCTAAAATCACAGGTTACTTGGATAATCTGAATGTGGAAGGTGCGGCCAAAGTAAAGGCGCCGGCTGGTCGATCTAAGATTGTTCCTAAGTTGATTCGTAAACAAGCCGAGTGGCGTTACGCTGCACTGTCTGAGCCATTCCTAAGTACGGATGACTTGTTTGATGTGGCGCCTGTCACTTGGGAAGACAAAGCGGGTGCGATACAGAACCAGACACTACTAAACAGTCAGTTCCGTACAGCCATTGATAAAGTAAAATTCATTGATGAGTATGTGCGTACAGGTGTAGACGAAGGTACGATCATTTGCCGTGTGGCTTGGGAATCTGAAGATGAAGAGTACACCGACACGTTTCCACAAGTAGAGTATGTTGTTGATCCAGAGTCAGCAGAACTGCACCAGGAACTTGCTCAAATCAAACAAGAAAATCCTAATGCGTATTACACCGATGTACCGGAAGAACTCCGCACTGCTCATGATCTTACTGTAGAAAACGGTAAACCTATCCGTCCTAATATCACAGGATACGCCGAAGAAACACGCACACGTACCATTAAGAACCGTCCTACGATTGAAGTATGCGATTACCGCAACGTTATCGTTGATCCAACGTCTAAGGGCGATCTGACCAGAGCAGGTTTTCTTATTTACAGTTTTGAATCTTCCTTATCGGAACTGGAAAAAGATGGAAAATACAAGAACCTCAAAAAGATTAACCCAAGCGATCACTCACCGCTGGGAGACCCAGATCATGCCTCTGATGATGCGTATAGCTTTACGTTTAACGATGAACCCCGTAAGAAAATTATCGTTTATGAATACTGGGGATATTGGGATATTACTGGTACTGGTATTGTTGAGCCTATTGTAGCGGCGTGGGTAGGTAACCAACTTATCCGCATGGAAAAGAACCCTTTCCCTGATAAAGAAATTCCGTTCGTCATTGTCCATTACTTGCCGAAGCGTAAAGAAACACACGGCGAACCCGATGGTGCCTTGTTGGAAGACAACCAGAAAGTCCTGGGAGCTGTCACACGCGGCATGATTGACATTATGGGTCGGTCTGCCAACGGTCAACAGGGTATGCGTAAAGACGCCCTGGACACTGTGAACAAGCGCAAATGGCGTAATGGTGAGGACTATGAGTTCAACCAGACAGTTGATCCTCGCCAGGGTATGTACATGCACACTTTCCCTGAGATTCCCAATAGCGCCCAGTTCATGTTGCAACAACAGAACATGGAAGCCGAGTCTCTAACCGGTGTTAAGGCCTATGACCAGGGCGTGTCTGGCGCCTCCTTTGGCGATGTAGCGGCCGGTGTACGCGGTGCCCTTGAAGCATCCTCCAAGCGTGAGATGGGCATTCTGCGTCGGATGTCTGCGGGTCTCGTTAGTATTGGTAAGAAGTTTATCGCAATGAACGCCGTGTTCATGGACGAGGAAGAAGTAGTCCGTGTCACCAACGATGATTTTGTGAAAGTTCGCCGCGATGAGTTGGCCGGTGAGTACGACCTCAAACTGACTATTTCCACTGCTGAAGAAGACGAGAAGAAAGCTAAAGAGCTTTCCTTCATGCTTCAGACGCTTGGCCCCAGTGAAGATCCCGAGCTACGTAAGATCATTCTTACTGCGATCAGCCGACTGCGGAAGATGCCATTACTGGCTCATGAGATTGAATCGTTTGAACCCAAGCCTGATCCACACCAGCAAGAGATGCAGAAGCTGGAATTGGAAGAGATGCGGGCGAAGATTGGTGAGATCAAATCACGCACTACTGAAAACCATGCAGAAGCTCAACTGGATCAAGTTAAAGCTAATAATACTCAAAGTGATACTGACAGAAAAGACTTGGATTACGTCGAGCAAGAATCTGGTGTTACTCAACAACGTGACTTACAAAAACAAGGTGAACAAGCGAAGGCGCAGGGACAAACAAAGATACTTGAACATAACTTGAAGCAATCAGCGGAACAGAATAAGGAGCTTAAAAAATACTTATCTGGGGCCGATGAATAAAAAGTTGTGATAAATGTTTTTATTTGTTTATGGTCAAGATTGTTTAACACTATTGAACTTCAAAAGGTAATTGGAAAATATTATGAGCCAAAACGATGTAGTTGAACTTGAGCTGAACATTAAAGAAGCTGAAGACCTTGTTAGCCTGGGTAAATCCCTTGAGCGTCTTGAAAAGAACAAAGACTTCAAAAAGGTGATTCAGGAACAGTATCTGCATAACGAAGCAGTACGGCTTGTTCATCTCAAGTCCGATGGCAATATGCAAGATCCCCGAGTACAGGAACGACTTGTACGGGATATTGATGCCATTGGCTCATTTACCCAGTTCTTGAGCAAAGTGTTTCGTGAAGCAGACAGTGCCCGCGAAGCCATCAGCATATGTAACGAAGAACTTGACCACATTAATAACGAAGGGGAAGACGCATGAGTGTATCCACCGAGACCAATGACCAAGTAGCCAATATGGATGCTCTGGGTATGTCTGATGAAGACTTTGAAAACATGGACACAAGTGCGTTTGAAGAACCCGATGTTGATGACAGTGCAGATGACGAAGGCGAAGGCGATTCCCCTAATGATCCTGATGAACAGGAAGCTGAAGGGGAAGACGCCGAGCCGGAGGCAGAGGTGGCTGAGTCTTCTGCAACTGAAGATGATAACGAAGACGCTGCAACCACTGATGACAAAGATGAAGGCGATGCTGAAGAAGGCGAAGGTGACGACACCGCCAAACCAGATGCCGAAACTGAAACTGAAGAGTCTGGTTCAGAGGAAGCTGCTAAAGAAGAAGCAGCCGTTGATTACAAGTCTGAATACGACAAGCTGATGACGCCGTTCAAAGCGAATGGCAAAGACATGAAAGTGGAAAACATTGACGAAGCACGTCAGCTTATGCAAATGGGTGCCAATTACAATAAGAAGATGGCTGGACTAAAGCCGTCTTTGAAGACTCTGAAACTCCTTGAGAACAACGAACTCTTGGACGAAGGGAAACTCAGTTATTTGATCGACCTCCACAAAGGTGACAAGGGTGCGATTCAAAAGCTGATTAAGGACAACGGTATTGATCCAGTTGATATGGACGTTGATGCCGAAAGCGACTACAAACCCGAATCTTACACTGTCGATGATCGTGAGATGGAACTGGACGATGTACTGGAGCGAATCCAGGACACCACATCGTACTCAGACACCATCAACCTCGTTAGCAATAAGTGGGATGCTGCAAGTAAGCAGCATGTTGCCAATAACCCAACGGCACTTGAAACCATTAACACTCACATGGCCAGTGGTGTTTATGAACTTGTTAATGCCGAGGTTGAAAAGCAACGCACGTTCGGTCGCTTGAATGGGCTGTCGGATATTGAGGCTTATCACCAGGTAGGTTATTCCATGAGTGAAGAGGGCAAGCTGAACGCACTGATGAAACCAGACGCAGCTCCCGCTAAAGAAGTGGTTGAACCGCCCAAGGCGAAAGTTGATCCAGCCGTCAAGCAAAAGAAACGAGCTGCAAGCTCCACACGAACCAAGCCAGGTGCAACTGCACCAGATGACTACAATCCTTTGTCCATGTCGGATGAAGAGTTTGAGAAGTCATATAACGAAACACTTCGATAAAGATAAGGGAAGCTTATGCCTCTTACATATAACGATCCAGCCGGCGGTTCTCCGTCCGGTGTTGGTAGCCAGTTCCGTACTGACTCCTACCAGAAGAAAGCTCTCATTGAGATGCGTAAAGAACAACACTTTGGTCAACTGGCTAACGTCCAGTCTATGCCGAAGAACATGGGTAAAACCATGAAGAAATTCCACTACCTGCCTCTGTTGGATGACGCCAACATTAACGACCAGGGTATTGATGCGTCCGGTACAACCACAGGGAACGGTAACCTATATGGTTCCAGTAAAGACGTAGGCACCATTACCGGCAAGATGCCTGTCCTGTCTGAAACCGGTGGCCGTGTTAACCGCGTGGGCTTCAAACGGAAAGAGCTTGAAGGGTCTATTGCCAAGTTTGGTTTCTTCGATGAGTACACCGAAGAGTCCCTGAACTTTGACACTGACGCTGATCTGGCGATGCACATCAACCGTGAAATGCTCAGTGGCGCCAACGAGATCACTGAAGATCTGCTTCAGATCGACCTGTTGAACTCTGCCGGTGTGGTGAAGTTTGGTGGTACTGCTACCGACGACATCGAAGTGGATGAGACTTCTGAGGTTACCTACGGTGACTTGCTGCGTCTGTCCATTGACCTGGACAACAACCGCACGCCGAAGCAAACCAAGATCATCACAGGCACGCGCATGGTTGATACCAAGACGTTGCCAGGTGGTCGGGTTATGTACTGCGGTTCCGAGATGCAGCCTCTGCTGGAAGGCATGAAGGATCTGCACGGTAACGCAGCGTTTATCCCTGTTGAGAAGTACGCGGCCGGTGGCACCGTACTGAACAACGAAGCAGGCATGGTGAGTAAGTTCCGAATCGTTATTGTGCCCGAGATGATGAAGTGGGAAGGCGCCGGTGCTGATAGCTCCGCGAACGCAACTCACTTTGCAACCGGTGACAATTTCGACGTGTTCCCCCTGTTGGTGGTTGGTGATTCTTCCTTCTCTACCATTGGTTTCCAAACCGATGGCAAGACCGTGAAGTTTAAGATCAAGCACAGCAAGCCTGGCACCCCTGAGTCGTATGCCAACGATCCATACGGCGAGACTGGCTTCATGTCCGTCAAGTGGTACTACGGTTTCCTTCTGGAGCGTGGTGAGCGTATTGCGTTGGTGAAGACCTCCGCACCGATGTAAGCAGTAACAGGGAGAGGGGATGTCCTCTCTCCCTACCTACTTTTGACTAGCTGGAGTATTGAAATGATTGAAGATAACGAAACCCCAACGTCCGAACTTGATGAACTGAAAGATCGTGCTAATACGATGGGTCTGAAGTACCGCAAAGACATCACCGTAGACAATCTACGATCCAAAGTAGCCGATGTAATGGCGGATAAAGAACCGGCCGATGAAGGCCAAGATTTGACGAAACCAGACACCAAAGCACTGACCGAAAACGAGCAACGGGTTTCTCTGAAACAAGAAGCCGCTGCCCTGACGCGTATCCGTGTGACGTGTATGGACCCGAACAAACGTGAGTATGACGGTGACTTTTTCTGTGCCGGTAACCGCATCATTGGCACCTACAAAGTGTATGTCCCGTTTGACGTGGAATGGCATGTGCCAAGCGTGATCCTGAAGATGATTCGTCGCAAGCAATGTCAGGTGTTTGTCAGTAAGCGCGACGAGCGTGGCCGACAGATCCGTGAAGGCAAGTCGATCAAGGCGTTTGCCGTTGAAGTCCTGCCGGCACTGACCGAGCAAGAAATGAAAGAACTGGCTCAACGCCAGGCTATGTCGAAAGGCACAGCAAACGCGTAAGCCACTGGAACACTGAGGTAGAACATGGCAGCAATTACAGTAACAGACCTGACACAAGGCCAACTCACAGGTACTGGCGTCTTCGATGAGTTGATGCGGGCGACTAAGGCCCACCTGACCGAAGAGTACCAAAAGGGTCATATCAAAGGCAGTGAGTACGCCACGGTCTATCTCGGTGCCCTCCAGTCCGTGATGAGCCAATCACTTCAGTTGCTTTTGCAACAGCAACAGGTGGATCTACAAGCCCAGTTGTTGACTGAGCAAATTGTGACCGAAGGGCTGAATCAGGCGCAGACGGTATCCCAAACTGCGTTGGTGGATCAACAGTTTGCGAACGCCGTTATTGAAGGCACGGTGTTACTGGCACAAGAGTGCAAGCTCAGTGCTGAGTTTGATCTGATCAAGGAACAGACGCTGAAGACCATCTCTGAGACTGCGTTACTGGCTCAGAAGAAAGTGACTGAACAGGCCCAGACTTCGGGTGCAGGCGTGAGTCCTGAGAGTGTTATCGGTCGCCAGGGTGCCTTGTACGATGCCCAGCAAAGAGGCTTTGTCCGTGACTCAGAACAGAAGGCGGCAAAACTGATGGTGGATACGTGGAACGTTCGCAAGACAATGGACGATTCTACACCGGTCAACAGTGACAACAAACTGGATGACGTCAACATTGGACAAGCCATTGGAAAAATGTTGCAGGGTATTGATATAGAAATTTAAACCCACCAACACACGTAAGGAACTAAAGGGGGAGGGCACGTGCCTTCCCCTTTTTTGTTAACGCGAGGAACACTCTATGGGAATGTTCAGCAGTAAAAAGAAAACCTATGTGGCGACCCAGATTAACCGCATGGTGGGTGACCAAGAAATACCTAACCTAAACCAGAAAAGTCTGGTGGATGTTTTGTTTGATGACAAAAAACGTACCACAGCCATGATCAACAACGCATTGCATAGCCACACCACCAAATTTGAACGTGCGTACCGTTCAGCCGCACGGGGTGAGTACCACTACGGAACGCCGAACCATAACATCACATACGCGGCCAAAGGCCAGGACGTTGTTAAAGACATCATTGAGTTGAACGTTGGCGCCGAGATTGTAATTGAGTACTTCCAGTTCATGCCGCTGAACAACCTGCATTTTGGTTGGCAGAAGCTCACTGAAGACTATGGGTACAATGAGTTCAGGAACCAGATAACCCCTCAAGGCGGTAAGAAAACCTGGGTGGTGAACATGCTGGCACACGTAGACACCAGCGGCATGGTACCCGATGGAACAGCCGAAGATGGTGAACAAGAACGCCTTCCTGATGTTGAGACCATGGCCAACTGGGAACGTCACCCGCAAGACCGTTACACACCGTTCCGTACAGACGCACAGAAGACGCCTTTGTGGTATCTGGCCGAAGGTATAGAGGACGGTGTAGAGGTCTTCCTGGTGGACGAGGACGGCTTGGAATCAACGTTGTTCTTTCCTTTGAATACCTTTGGTATAGAGGACACAGACCACTTTCATGTGAAGTACCGTTATGGCCCAACAAGCAACCGCAGCGTGGGTTACTTCACCTATGAGTATGGGCAAGGTACTTACTCAGGATTGGACAGTGTGCATGAGGGCCAGGCCGTAGGCCGTGGCTCGTTCTTCCCCGTTGTGTTTTTCAGGCACAACCGTCAGAACCGCACGGGTACGCAATACCACGACACCGCCGCGTACAAATCGTCTGTCAAACTGATGAAGTCCATGGGCATGGATTATCAGTCGTTGGGTGACAGCGTGAACGAATCACCAGACGCCAATAAGCTACAACAAGCGGTGATGATGTTCGCGGTACCCGCAAGCTCCACCGACAGCGTTGAGATCGAGTACACGTTCAAATTCTTTGACTGGCTCCAGAAGCAAAGTGGTTCTGTTGGACACACCAATGAGCTTGACGGGTACAACCAAATCAGTTCAGGCAAAGCCATCACGATTAAGGACGCTGATTTTCACTGTACGTTGAGTTATTCCAAACTGGTTAAACGCCAGCTACGTGGTGATCTTGACGTAGACGAAGGTTATGAACACGAGCAAATACAGGAAACACGTTACCGCACGGTGTGGCGCACCATAGTAACAGGAGTGGGTGATTCCCGTTATACGGAAAGGGTACAAATAACAGAACCCTACGTGGTAGAACTGTTGCAGTACCGCCGACAGATTAGACCAGGCATGTATGAAGAAATTACGGTGTCTGGTTTGTCACTGCGTTATCACATCTTCGGCGACAAAGGTGTGACTGCTAATATTGGATCGGACAAGTTACTTATCCCACTGGATTACAACATCTGTCGATCCATTGGTTTGATACGTAAAGAAAGGTTGTACTTGCGTTCACTGCACATGGTTTTCAATTCTAAAGTGACAGTAACCGTTAAATGGTACCAGCGAGGGGCTTTTAAGATCCTTCTTATGGTTATCATACTTATCATAACGGTGGTGATCATAATTTCCTCAGCAGGTCAGGCTACACCCGTTGCCCTTGCATGGGCTGACGCCGCTTACGGGGCGTTAGCG